CAGCATTTTCCATGTTGACATAGGCGGTAAAACCTTTGAACTGGGCAATCGCCGCATCGTAAACTCCCGGCGAGTGGGAGGACAAAAGCAGAGCGCCTTTCTTCGCCTTGAGCGGCTTTCCGATGCAGTAAAGCCTTTGAATCGCAGCCTCCATCTGAGCCGACATGACGAAATAGTAAATCGGGGATGCGAAAACGATCATGTCTGCCTCTTTGTAGGCCGGTAATATCTTTTCAAAATCATCCTTTTGCACGCAAGCGCCCTCGCCTTTGGTATGGCAGTATTCACAGGCCATGCATCCCGCGATCTTCATGCGTCCGACCTGGTATTCCGCCACTTCATGACCGGCGGCTTCGGCTCCCTCACGGAATGCCTGTACCATAGCGGATGTGTTTTCTTTCCTCGGACTTCCGTTAAAAACTGCGATTTTCATTGTGTACCCCCCTTAAAATGATTCTGCCTTATTATTTTACGCCATATACCTTCTTTCCTGCAACAAAAAACGCACAGCCGAAGCCGTGCGCATCATTTGTTTTATATGCGAATTTCCGTGCCGTCCTTGAATGTAACGCCAATGTCTCCTTTACCGTAAACCGTCATACATTCGACCAGCGTTCCCCATAAGCCCTTGTCGAATTCTGTCAATACAGCATCCCGGCTCTCGATCCCCTTCGCGAAAATGTCCAGCGTCTCTGCCGTGACGCGTTTTGCGTGAATGGCTTGAACAATCTCGTCATACTTGGCCTTCACTTCCTCGTAACGGCTGACCAATTCGTCATACCGCTTTTGGTATTCCGCTTGGTTTTGCGCGATACGGGCGTTCTCGCTGATGCAGTTCTGCACCATATCCGCCAGTACCTGCAGCTCGTTTGCAAGCTTCCGCTGCTCGGCTTCGAGGCTGGACGTGTCGCAAATCCGCGACCTCACTTCCCGGAGATTTTCCAGCAACGCCTTCTTTCCCTCAAATATCTTATTGAACGCCTTGATGAAAGCCGCCTTGATTTCCTCTTCCGTCAAATGGGGCGTCGAGCATTTCTTGCCGCCGTTGAATTTGTGATTGCACTGCCAAATGATGCGGCGGTACTTGTCCGTACTATGCCATACCTTAGAACCGTACCAATGCCCGCACTCGCCGCATTTGATGCGGTTCGAGAAAATGGTTACGCCGCTGTATCGCTTGATACTCCTGCGCCGCTCGATTTCCGCCTGCACAAGGTCGAAGGTTTCCGGTGGAATAATCGCCTCGTGATTTCCCGTCACGTAATACTGCGGCACCTGCCCCTCGTTCCTGACTTGCTTTTTCGTCAGGAAATCCACGGTGTAATTCTTTTGAAGAAGCGCATCGCCTTTCATCTTCTCATTCGTGAGGAGGCTTTGAATGGTTCGCGGGTACCATCGTTCCCCTCCTGTGGGGGACTTGATGCCGTGCTTCATAAGTTCCCGCCCGATGGCCATATAGGAAAGCCCTGAAAGAAACAGTTTGTAGATGAGCCGCACGATTTTCGCTTGCTCCGGATTCACGACAAGATTGCCGTCCGCGCCCCGGTCGTAGCCAAGAAAATGTTTGAAGGGAACGCTCACTTTACCGTCTGCGAAGCGTTTTCTGTGTCCCCACGTCGTGTTCTCCGAGATGCTTCGCGCTTCCTCTTGGGCAAGGCTGGACATGATCGTGATCAAGAGCTCACCCTTGGCATCGAATGTCCAAATGGACTCTTTCTCGAAGTAGACCTCCACGCCGTTTTCCTTCAACTTTCGGATAGTCGCGAGGCTGTCCACGGTGTTCCGCGCGAAACGGCTGACGGACTTCGTGATGATGAGCTGGATTTTCCCGGCGAGGGCGTCCGCCACCATCCGCTTGAAACCTTCCCGGTGCTTGGTGTTCGTCGCCGTGATTCCCTCGTCCGTGTACATCCCGGCAAATTCCCAGTCTTCACGGCCTTTGATGTAATTCGTGTAATAATCCACTTGCGCCGCATAGCTGGAAATCTGGTCTTCGTGGTCGGTGGAGACGCGGGCGTATCCCGCCACTTTCCGCTTTGTCCTGCTGTCAATCGGAGCCGCCGTGAAGCGGCTGATGGTTGCCGGGATGGTGGTCACTGTTTTTGGCATTTCCCATTCGCCTCCTTCCATGCAATGTACTCGTTGAAGCCCATGCCTGTCCCTTTCCTGCCGCCACTGCAGTTGTACTCGCTCCACACGGCTTTTCGCTCCGGCGTCCAGCAGTCCCGCTTCGCCGTGCTTCTCCATGTTACCGTTTTCTCTCGCCCGTCCTTGAAATGAAAGACGAGGATGCCGTTATCTGGGACGATGACGAAATCAACCCGTGCAGCGAAAGCATCCTCATCAAATTCCGACGTCTCCATTGCTTCGGCACATGCCTGCCGAAGACATCGCTCAGGTATATCTTTTATGGAGCAATGGCCTAATGCGCCTTTTCGCGTGCCGCACTCCCAGCTGACGATTTCATCACCCAGTCGGGAAATTTTTGCTCTGTTTTTCCTCACATTCCGCATGAGACTTTTCCCGCATTGGCCGCACTTAATTTTTCCCGTGAAGCAAGTAATGTTCAAGGACTTGTTGGCAAGAGCTCCGAGTGCTTTTCTTCGCGCCATCTCCCGTTGCACATAGTCGAAGGTCTCCTTATCGATAATGGCTTCATGGGTATTCGCGACAAAGTACTGCGGCAATTCGCCACGGTTCTTTTTGCGCTTATGCGTCAACGGATTTTCAATGTACTCTTTTTGAAGCAGCAGATTGCCCGTGTAAGTGACGTTCGTCAAGATTACCTTTATATTGGAATCCACGAAACGACAGCCTTTCACAGTCTTGATTCCCTCGGCAGCAAATTCCCGCTCCGTCTCCAGCCTTGATTTTCCATCGAGGAAATTCTGGAAGATTCGCTTCACAACAGCGGCTTCCTCGGGGATGATGACAAGATGGTCTCCATCCCAGCGATAGCCCAGCAATCTCGGCCGCCCGTTTGGGATTCCGCACTCGAAGCGTTTTCTCGTTCCCCATTTGACGTTGTTGGAGATGCTGATGCTTTCCTCCTGGGCGAAACTGGCCAGGATCGACAGCATGACCTCACCGCTGGCTTTGAGGGAGCTGATGTTTTCTTTCTCGAAGCGCACCTCCACGCCGATGGATTTCAAATGACGTATCGTTTCCAACAGGTCGACGGTGTTTCGGGCAAAGCGGCTGATGGATTTCGTTAAAACGATGTCTATCTTGCCCGCCTCACAATCTCCAATCATCCGCTGAAACTCAGCACGTTTCCTGGTGCTTGTGCCGGAGATGAACCTGTCGGCATAAACGCCCGCGTATTCCCATTCCGGATTCCTTTGAATCAGGTCGCTGTAATAGCTGACCTGCGCCGAAAGGGAATGGTTCAGCCGGTCAGTCTCCATCGAGACGCGGGCGTAAGCAGCAACGCGCTTCTTCCGTTGAATCTGCGGAGCGGTCGGCTCAATCCTCTCAATCTTCCGCATGATTTCGACCTCCTTTCTACCGCTATATCTATCACTCCGCTTCCGCGCTAAGTCAACGATAAATCGGAGAATAGCGTGCCGAGGGTAGGATTGTATTTTTCCCGCATCATCCGTTCGGCTTCAAGGTAATCCTCGCGGGAAAGGACGCCCTTCTCCCAAAGGGAACGGAACATCCGCATGGCGGATTGGTACGCCGCTTCCCGCTCCAACGCTTCACGAGACATGGCCGTCTCCAAATCTGGCCGCAATGTAACAGGCATGGCAGCAGTATTTCCTGCCAGCCCTACCGTGAAACGGTTTCCCGCAACGGGCGCAGACGGCATTTCCCTTCATCAGCCCCGTATGGCTGTTCCACCACTTCCTCCGGCATTCGTCGGAGCAGAACTTCTTTTCCCGCCGCCCCGGATTCTGCGTCACCGGCTTGCCACACATCGGGCAGATATGTTCGCCCTGCCGCAACTTGGTGACATTCCGATTTCGGCGGCAGTATGATTTTATCGTGTTTTCCGAAATACCAAGCTCCTTCGAGATTTTCCCATATCCTGCGCCACTCTTCCTCAACAAGGCAATCGCGTTCTTTTGTTCTTCGGTCACAAGCGCCGTCCTCCATTCCGAGAAGAATATCCTCTCACTATTCCACTGGACAAAAAGAGGTCGGATGGCTCAAAGATAAAAATTTTCGTTTCGACACACTTTCGACACATAACCCATCTATACTACAGACAACGAAAAACAACACAACTTAAATTTCAGGAGGTTGAAGAAAATGAAAAAAATGATGTTGGCAGCTATGGCGGCAATGGTGATCGGATCGACGGGGACGGCTCTGGCAGCGACGCCGGGAGCCGTGGACTACGGGAACAACACGACCCGCATCGAGACGAATTACGCGCACTGCGGCGGAGGATAC